ATATAAGTCCTCTCCCTCTTCTGCACGATTATCAGTTTCTTCAGAGTCTTCAGGCTCTTCAGATTCCTCTTCCAATGATTCGTCTTCCTCTACAGGTTGAGACTCTTCTTCTTCCGCAGGTTCGGCCTCCTCAGTTTCCGGTGTTTCCCCTTCGGGTTCCGTCATTTTGAGTAGCGCCTCTTGTGCTTCCCATATACTGCCGGGTTGCGTTTGTTCTTCATGTGCTTGCGGGGCTTCTTGCTTTTCCGCCATTTTTTAATTCCTCTATCAGATTAATGGGTGTTGCTCGTCAAGAATCTTGTTCATGTGTCCTGTTTCTATAATGGACGTTAAATGACCATGAATCCTGTCAAGCAGTCGCATTGCAAGCCAGATTGATTCCCTAGCTTGCAAATCTGCTGAACCGCTATTACTCCATCGGTTCATTAAATCTTCCTTTAGTACATCGAATGCTTCTTGAAACAACGGGTTTTCGAGAAGGGCATTTGCCCTATGCTCCCTTAGTTCGTTATCCATTTTACTTCTATGTCGCTCCTATTTTTTCTTTTTTTTCATCTTTTTCTGAGGCTGGACTATCAATCTCTGCCCTAGCTCTAAAGATAACTTATCCAAAGCTGCCTTCAGTTGAGCGTCTGTCATTTTTTTCTTACCCGCCATTATGTCGCTCCTATAGCTACTGCTCGTTCCTGTTCACGTTCAAGTTGAAGTTCAGCTACCTTTAACTGTGCGTCTACAGCAGCCTCCTGTGCATCCTGTTGTACCTTCTGGGCTTTGATCTGTACATCAGCAGCCTTGATCTCAAGTTCCTTATGTTTAATCTGCATTTCCATCTGAGCCATCTGTTCTTGTGTAGATGGTCCCTGATCTGGAACTTGGCTTGGGTCAGTCAGGTAATCACTTACATTCTGAAAGCCCATTGCCTTGACAAGGGCGGAGCCAAGATTATACATATTCTGTTCGTTTACAATCTTCAGACCGCCTTGCATTGCTTGTGAGGCGAACTGAATCATTTGAGACAGGTGCATCATCTGCTGATCCTTGTTACCCTGTCCCAGAGCGACAGATACGGTACAGTCGTATTTATCATTCCATACATCGGGTCGTACAGGAACCCATTCGTTACGGAGCATGACTACTCTCTGCTTATCTTGATTCTTATATAAAAGAGTGTATATGGTAGCCATCAAGTCCTTCACACCAGTCTCTGCAAAGTTACGGGCGATCAGTTCAACTCTACTCTGGGCAGCGGACATAACGGCGTTGACCGCTGTAGCAGTCGTATGGGAGGTCAGGGCGTTATCGTTCATGCCCTGAGACATCTTGGAGACACCTGCTCTGGATTCCCTTACCCCGTCCAGATACTCAAGCATTTGGAAGGAGTAGGGTTCCAATGGAGGAGTGGTGAGTGGTGTTACAGCGTTGGGGGATTTTACCCTAACTACACCACCCGGCCTCTGTGTGAGCAAATCGTCAAGATTCGCTTGCCCTTCCAATACGGCGTAGCGCCCAAAGTTCTGGTTGTACATATTGTCCATGAGGTTACGCATCAGCGTACTCTTCATCAACTGAAGGTCCATTACCAGATCAGCAATAGACAGGCCAAAGAACTTATGCGGTATCTTTACTGGGGTTAGGGAGACAAAAGGTACAGAATCTATCTCGTCGTTTTCAAGAACTTTATTACCTACTGTACAAACCTTTCTTAATTCAGCAATACCGTCCCCGTCGAAATCAGTCTTCAAAAATGATTCGTGCAACCAGTACAGTTTTAAGGCATCTTCAGGTTCTGAGTCCCTAAAGCCAAATTGATTGCTATCGTCGAAATCAAACCTTGAAGATCGTTCACCAGAAAAGGCATCAAAGTCCTCTTCTCCTCCACCCAGTTCATCAGAATCTAAATCTTTGTCTGGATACATCTCCCTTAGTTCAGATAAGGTCTTCTGGACTCTATGGCAGACGAACCTAGCGTTTTGTATATCCTTAGCATCCCTTGCGATAAGAAATTCAGAAGGCGGTACGTTCTCAATCCGTATCCTTCCGTTGTAGTTTATCCTCTTGATTACTACGTGATGGCCTTCGGAGGACATATCACCGTAAGTACCCTCAGCAGTGTCTCCGGGGGCGGTATGCTCTATAACCTCTACTTCAGGGTCATTCAGTAAAATAGCCAGTTCATCCTCAGTGAGGTTCTTATACTCCTCTCTCTGGGATGCGTCTGTCTCATCCCACCAGACTTTGACGATACCGTTCTTGGATAACAATGCATCGGTGAACCAAGAATACATGATTTCCCAGCCGGGATTATCTTTTGTAAAGACGTAATTTACGTAATCTGTAGCCTGTTCAGCCATCTTTACGTCTTCTGGGCCGTGGGGATTAAATTTAACCATTTCATCGCCTGAAGCGAATACCCTCATCAGGGATGGCTTTATCCACTCTATTGTATCCTGAACGGTCGAATCCACGAATTGGGAACGTCCTTCCACCTCGTTACCGAAAGGAAGACCGTGATAATACTCCATAGCCTTTTCGCGTTGCGCTGAAATAGTATCTCCATACCCTAAAGAGTCCGTAATCTCACTCTTTATTCTGGATACCAGTTCTTCTTCAGTGATTTTTTCTATCGCCATTAAATAATTCCATAATTCTTGTATTCTACGTCATTCGTCCATGACGGGTCTTCACCAGCTACGGCAAAGCGTTGAGATTGGAAGGCGTACCTTGTAGATGACATGAGATCATCTCGTATAGGGACTACCTTATTGTCTTTCCTATGATACATCCTGAATTCTTCAAACCAGTCAGAAAGGGTACTGAATACTTTGAATTTATCGTTTTCTATGGCCTGTAGCATTGCCATTAACCCCTCTTCTATTGAGTTTGAACCCTTGTTATTACCCAATGCAGGTGGATTAGTGAAATGGTCTAGTAAAAAGTTGCACCCTAAACTCCTATACTGGTCAGCCAAGCCGGGATTACCCATAGAATCTCGTCTATTGCCATCATGGGGATAAGCAATGGGGATAAAATGGGGTCTAGTACGTATAACTTCAGAATGAATGGACGGAGAGGCTTTAGACGCCCTGTAACAGTCGTAAACATAGAACACATCCTCATCCCTGTCTATCGCACACCACACAACAGCCGTAGGATGATCCCACCCAAAGTCTATTGCAGCTATTCTATACCAATGATCCTCTATATGTATAGGATCGACCATTATTTTATCTTCACTGAGAGGAAATACAAGGCCAGAACCTATAGATGGTCTTCCATAACGCCTCATTTCACGCTCATGGGGGCTATATGAGGACAAAATCTGCTCCATAACAGCTTCGTTTAAATGACCTCTTTTACCATTCATAGAGAGGGTATTTTCGGAAGCATCGTCCCATGTGGCGTTATTCAGGGACTGTCCGGGCTTCAGGTTGTTCATAAAGGACGCAACAGTCTCTGTCATACCCGCTTCTGGCGTAAATGTCATGTAAACCATGCCTTTACGGTCCAGAGTTCTAGTTACAGCTTGACTATAAAGTTCTCTTGATGGTTCCTCGTCCAACCATACGCAATCCACACTGCGTCCCTGCCACTTCTCTATGCCCATCTCGTAGGCTTTGAAGAATAAAGAAGAGTTCCCACCGGAAACGTGCCTGATTAAGGCTACGCTTTTGGCGTTGGGAACGCCGGGCTTTCTTTCGGTCTTTATTATATGCTTTTTCGGTATAGTACCGGACCCGAAAGCCTCTGGATCATCGGGGGAACCCAGTAATTCAAATTGTACAATATCTCTAGTTGTCTCGTTTGAGACTCCACCCGCCCAACCTACAATGGGTTGGTAGAATCTCCTGCCTCTCCACCACTCCGGATATAGCCCAGTCAGGTGGTAGGACATTTCCATGCTACCGCAATAACTCTTGCCTATGCGGTTAGCTGCCATCAGGAGCCTCTGGTTAGCCATAGACCCTGTTTCGTGAAAAGCTAGTTGATAGGGGTACGGATCATAGTTGTCGATCCTGTTGTATCGTTCCCTCTGTCTTATCTCCCTAGCTATTTCAACTGCTTCTTCTAGTTCTTCCTTTGTAGCCGGAGGCATGAATTGCTTTTTGCTGCCTCTCTGCACTCTTTCTACTTGCATAACATTTTCCGGATTTTCCGTATTTCCATCCTTTGTTCCCGTTCTTTAGGGTACACTCTTGGATGGGCATTACTTGTATCCAAGTGCTTTGTGTCTTTTCTTAGCTGATTCTGTAAGAGCGTCATAGAATTTGGGAAGTTCATTAACCAGAATTTCCCAATACCTAGTCCAGTAAGGATGACTGCCTTCTTTATCAGCCTCAGTCCTAGAATGTTTAATATGTGCTTTTAACCATAGTTTAGCATCTGTTTCTGCCATCGCTGATTTAGGGTATTTAATGTCGTGATACCTTGTAAGGGCTTCTTGCACATCTATACCCATTGGCCTACCATGCTCTAATCCCGCCAAATCTAACCAAATATCAAAATCTAAAAACCCAGCCCTATTGCTCTCTAGACTAGACGCTTTCGTCATTGCGTCATGGGCTGCTTCATGGTGCAGAACGTCTTCTGGGCCTTGCCCTTCCAAACCTAAATTTCCGGTTATCTGGTAAGACTTACCATGTCTAAAAACTTGGCCCGGCTCGAACATCTCATTCGCTGACTTATCTTTCCAAAGGTTTTCGGAAGTTGCAGTAGGCGTATCCATGTAAAACCCACGCTGAGAAGTGGGTCTATTGGTATAAGCTAACCCAGTGTACTTGCTGGGATTCCTGTACAAATCGGAATACTTGGCTATACCCTGCGGATTCAGTTGGACACGAAACTCCGTATCCGCCAACTGCTCTACGGGAGATAATTTCCTGTCCCTTGTTTCTTGGAGTGCATCCACGTTGAACAGGCTTGCTGGCTCTTGAGGCATAAGCCCTGCTGCTCCTGCCTTGGGAATCAGCCAGTCAAGGAAGGAACCACCTTCCTCCTTTTTAGGTTCTGTAGTGTCTATAAGCCCTTCTCTGTACTCTCTGGCCCTTTGGTTAAAGATAGCCTCAAACTCTTCATCAGTAAGTTCACGGCGCGGTTGAGGTATAGGGGATTGCCAGAATAAATCCTCTACCCGTATCTTATGATCTTTCTTGTGAGGCATTGTTATTTTCCTATGTACCAATCTGCTGCAAGCAACCCAGAATCAATAAAATCGGATAACATACCCTTATTTTCTGCTACTATCTCCTTCCGTAAGTTCTCAAGGAAAGCTACCGATGTTGTATCTTGCCCTGTAGATGAAGATGTAGGCCACCCCCAACGCAAATCACCGCTCTTTAGTACAGAATTTATAGCTTCTAATAGTAGCTTAGGATTTCTCTTACCATGCCACTCCAACGCTATAGCGACATCATTTGCGTGATGGAAAACACTGTAGATTTCGCTGTAAGCCCTACCTTTCCCAGTAGTTCCTACGTAATTAGGGTATTTTTTCTGATCGATACCTTCAGGCATCCAATCTGAGCGAATTGAAGAACGAGCCTTCAACTCCTGTAATTCCCTACCACCTAATGGCCCTTCCTCAGTCCTTTCCTTTTCAGGCAATCCCAGAAGGGGGGGATGCTTTCCTTCCTCGTATGCGGTGAAGGCTCTTGGTATAACATCTCGCGCCGCTAGTTCATGCCACAGCATTTGAAGGGTTCTCAATTCTTTTTGTGAAATCTCCGCATCAGTCTCATCGTAGTACATTTCTTCGTTAGGTAGGCCCCTTGTAACAGCCCTACCATACAACTCCTCCCAACTCCTCCCTATTTTATTGGAGTCCATTATAACCCGGCGCTCTACATCAGTTTTCGCCATGCTGACCTCAGTTGCTCCGGGTTCAGACCAATGATAATCACGGCTATCTTTTGAGGCAGATTGAAGAGCCTTTTTTAGCATAGGTACTGCACTAGCCTTTAGAGTATTTAGCGAGGTAGAAGAAAAGGTATTAGAAGGGATGGCAACATCCTTGAGGGGTAATGACCACAGAGGAGAAGTCTCCAGTAGACCCTTTCCAGCTATAGCCGTTATATCTTTCAACGCTTTTCTTCTTGAGGGGTCTTTAAGGGGGCCAGTAGCTGTTTTAATTATGTCATCTACCTTTGAACCTGCCGTGGTTAGTCCCCTGTTGGCTAACTGGGCTGCCCTGATAACGGCTGGAATCGCTGGCTTGACCACACCAACAAGGCCGGGTAAGGCAGCAGCCCCTACGTGCCAAGGCTCTACCCCACTTATACTGGGGGCGTTCAACTTAAACGCTCCTCCTCCCCAAGTAGTATCAACTAATCCTCTATCCTCACCGGGATAGAATGGATCAAATAGATTCTTCTTCCTCTCAGCCACATCAGTTCACCAGTTCTGGTATTTCTTCAATCTCAGTAGTGCCAGTAAGTGCCTCAAGTTCCCGCTTCAACTCATCCATAGACTTGTCATCATGGGAGATTCTCTGCTCTATCCTGTCAGCAGGTTTAAGTCCTGCCCTGTCCAGAATGTCCTTGGCTGCATTGAGCCTCACCTGCTCACTGGTGGCAGTCTGGGCTAAGATGCTGATCTGACTCACCGCAGCAGGAACTGCGTCCTGTACCATCTTCTTAATGCGCTGTTCAATCTCTTTCGCAAACTTGTTCTTGAGTACATGGCCCTGCTGCTTTGAAGTCGCTTGCGAATACCCTGCCTGTATCGCTGCTTTCGTAGCGTTCCCCGTCTGGCAGTAGGACTCAATAAAAGCCTCCTGTTTTTCAGTCCTCACGCAATGAGTCCCGGTGGAAGACCCCCCATAGGAGGCCCTGTATTGGCTGCTACGGGCATTTGAGGCATACCCCCTACAGGTCCACCACCAGCCAATAACTGCTCTGGATTCACACCCTGAGACTCTAATTGGGAGATGATCTGTTCAGCCCTCTGCGTGATCTGGATGAGTTCAGACATCAGGGAATCTACGTCTCCTCCTCTGGACGCCTCAAACTCCTGTGCAGCCATTAAGTCTCCGCTAGGCGGTACGTTATAAGGCAGTCTTTCTCCTCTTGGTCCTATTGGCATCTTATTATTCCTTTTGTTATCAATGTGTTAGTGTTATGGATGATTATACCCCCCATTGGTGAGTGTGGAGGATATTCGAATATTTTTAAAAAATAAAAGGGGGCGGGGGCGTATATCAGTATTTTCTAATATAGTAACATACCTGCATTAGCATATTCTGATATAGTAATATGGTAACACTGGGCATATTAGCATTTAGTTATATTCTATTATGCTGATAGTTATGATTCTAGCCTAAACTATAAGTAATTGTTGTTGACATTTGGACAATTATGTGAGCGTGATTGTGTGATCTTACTATATACAACACTCAACAAATTCAGTTTGTCAATAGACCAATGTAAATTAAATAGCTTGCATCCCCTATGTAGATATGATAGGTGGCATGTTAATAGGTCAACAAACTAGTCTTTACTTTCCCGCCGATGATGTCATAATCGGTATGTTGGTATTGCAGTCTGCTGGTTTTGAAAATACGCAAATAAGAGACTATTCAAGCTAACACTAGACGGCACGGGCAGTGGGTAACTACTGGGTTCCTAGTAAGTGAGTCTAGCAGTAGCATTTGTTCCGCTACTGGTAATAAATAAAGTTATCCGTTTACGGGCACGGTTAACTTTGGGTTTCTTTTGCCCGAATCGAGGTTACACAATGCACGAAATTGACACTACAAATAATGTTGTTCACATGGCTACGTCAATGCACAATCGCGCTCCTTGGTGGGAGCAGGAAGGGTTTGAAGCTATTAGAGTAAACCCTGATGACACACCAGAACAATGGCGTGAGGCTGCATTGAACTGGGAAGTTAAAAAGTCTAAAGTTAAGTTTACTGGGCGCTATGGCGACCCCACAAAAATGGGAGACTACTCGCAAGGCGGGTACGTAAACGTAACCATACCGGACAGGTTCGTTATCTACCGGGATGATACACTGGACTATTTGACTACTGACGCATCAGACCAATATCATGTTCACACAATTAGTAAGTTATGCGAAGCAATGCAGTTGGTTTGCCATTCGGGCGGTTACCGAATGAATACCATAGGATCAATTCGTAATGGTAAAGAAGTTTGGTTTATGGCAAGTACTGAAAATGATAGAAACATTGCAGGAGAACAGTTCAAACGTAATGTTTTAATTGGTACCAGTTACGACCAAACTAAACGGTCTTTTGCGTTATGTTCTGACGTTGCGACAGTTTGTTCTAACACATTGAACTATTCGATTAATACTGCCGATGATATTTTCAGGGTTTCCCATAGGGAAAAATACAACCCGGAAAAGGTAGTAGGTGATTTAAGACAAATCGAACAAGCTCAAAACGACACACTTGAACAAATTGAAACATTGGCCGATGCTAAAGTTTCGGCTGATGAGGTAGCTGATTTCTTTAGGGCGGTTTCTGAAACTCTACCAACACCGAAAAAGTATGCGAAGGAACCAGAGGCATTCAGACGAGAAGTTATAAATGCTCTGGTAGATTCATATACCGATGCACCGGGTGGCTGGTTATCTGATACAAGGGTTGAATCTAGAGTCGGAACCCTGCATGGCGCAACGCAAGCGGTTATACATTATGTTGATTATAAAATGCTGACTACGCAAACCGGAAAAAGTAAAGCCAACAGATTTAACCGCGCATTTTTTGGTGATGGCGCGAAGTTAAAAAACAGAGCGTTTAACATGGCTTTACTGAGGGCAGCGTAACATGAGAAAAGAGCATTTATTGTTTGGCATTAATCGCGCTATTCTTTTAGGCGATAGTTCGACGCCTACCACGTTGAAGAATTGGCTTAAACTTTGTGAAGGACACGATCCTACTGACCTTGCAAACTGGTCAGAGATTTTCGCTCAAGTCTTACACGACGAAAATCTTGAAATTCAACAACTGCCACGCTAGCTGGCTTCCTCCGATGCTAGCCCATTCGCTCCCCTGCCCATGGGGGGCGCTTTTTTTCAGCTCGAATATAAGTATTTTATTATATTATAAAACTATGATCTCCGGATCTAAAATCTATATTAGAATTTGGTTATATTCTAAAATGGCTATATTAGCATTTAATAATATTTTAATTCTGGAATATTATAATATTTGAAATCTTCGATCTTCTTATATTAGAATTTCCTTATATTATTATATTACCCTGTGCTTCTGTGTCGTGCCGTGATAAATTTTATTTATGACCCTATAAAAAATCTCTGTGCAAAACCACTTTTAAGCCACTTAAATCACACTTTCTGTGCATCACTCGTGTTGCGATTCGTGGTACTCTAAAGGATGCGCTAACGCGCATTTTTTGCTCGACATCGAGCGCGCTCTTTTACAATTTGGAGAATCAACTATGATATTTGTCGTAGACATACCTGCTATTTTTGCATCCGACCATGTTGCTCGTGAATTGCCAAGTGGCAAACTTCTGAAAACTGGAAAACGTCACTGGAAATTCTTTTGTGATTTCGATGAGATCGAGGAGTGGCTATCAGATGCGAAATTCTACGCTGACGAAAACTACTGGCGCGATGCGACTGAGTTTGAAGAAATAAAAAGTATCGTTAGATCAGCGCAGCGTACCGTAAAAATACTGGAAAAGATAAAAAACTGGTAATCCCAATAATTAACCCCATTTCGGTGGGGTTTTTTTATGCTCTTTTCTTTTTCTGTTCAATTAAAACAGAATTCCCGTCAAACTGATAACAAGCTAGGCACTCTATGCATTTTCTACCTGTGCAGTTATCCCGTGTGCTTTTTTCTGTTGT